ATTTCCATTTATTTATTCTCCTGAAAAAAACTGAGCGGATTACATTGGCAAGCCTCTACATCATAATTATCTTCATCTCCGTAGTATAGCCAGCCTTTTCCGTAGCAGGTATCACACTCTAAAATCTGAGTGTATAATTCTTTCATTCTTCCCATTTTAGTTTTCCTTTCGTTTTGTTGTAATGGAATTATACCAGCACCCACCGACATTTATTCGGCTTCGGGTGTAGTAAAAATCCCCTCATTTAATAAGCCCACCTCAAGGGTGAATAACTCATCGGGGGTTGCTTCGGATAAATCTACCCAGCCAGCACCCTCGTTATCCATACGGAAAATCTCAATGTATCCCATTATTATTCACCAACCTTTACTGCGATTGTTGCGAATTTATTTCGCAAGCCACCCGCATTTATTTCGATTAGGTAGGCTTCAGTATTTTCGCCATACCAAATTTCTGGGCGGTGTTCAGCAGAAATAATCTCACCTGAAAAGTGGCGAGTATTTGAGCGATAGGTTTTTCCTACAAGTAGGCTTTCGATTGTGTATAGTTTGGTAGCCATTGGCAGACCTTCTTTCGTTTGTTGTTATAGCACCATTATAGCCGATAGCACCGACATTTTTCTACTTACTAGCCAGTAATTCCAAATAATGAGACGCTCAAGCCGTGTGTTCTTAATCACATCAAAATGTCCGATTTGTCTGTCAAATCGACACGCCGCAGAATTCAGGGTTTTTTATAACAATGTCGTAACGACACGCCCGACGCCGCAGCTCTGCGGGCTTGTCAAGCCGACACGCCGTTGTGTCGGTGTGAATTACCTCACAATTTCAGTAATCTGAAATTCTGACCGCAACTGTTGCCCATTCATCAGTGAATGAACCTGTTGGGCGATAGCGAATTGAAAACGCTTCATAACCTTCAGGCGGATAAACATTTTCACGCTTTTCCGCAAAGTTAATTATTCCGCCATTAAATCGGCGGCGCATTGACGTTGGTGAATAGTATTGATCCACCAATAAATCTACAATAGAATAACCTCTCATTGGTTTTCCCCTTTCTTTTCAGTAATTTTAGCAGATAGCACCGACAAGGCTTCAGCCTTGCTTGCTTCACGTTGCGCTAAAACGTGTTTTTTAAATTCATCTAAATTCATTTTAGTTTTTCTCCTTAGTAGGTAGAGCGAATAAATATTTTAGCAGAGCCTTGCGCTCATAAGTAGTTAATTCTGGGTGATTAGAAATCACGCCACCATTTTGGTATTCCCAAACAATTTTATTAAAAGTTTTTTCGGATAACATTACATCACCCAACTTTCTTGAGTGTATGCTAACCACTCACCAAGGGTCATTAAACCCTTGTATTCATTACAATTTCCGCAAAACATTTCGCTTGCGTAGTCTGAGCAAAAAGCGCAGACAATTAAATTCGCTTCATCAGCGCTTACATTTTCGAGAGTAATCTCTCGGATACTTAGTGTAGTCATTTTAAGACCACCTTTCTTTTAACGATTAAAACCTTATTTAATCTTGATACTAGTATCCTACCATAGACCACTGACATTTTGACCCCTTTTTCGGGCGTGTCGGAAAACTATTTTTGTGATTTAGGTCATGTGGATAACTTACGCTCAAAATTTGAGGGTTATCCACACCTGTTCATAAAGCTGTGGATAACTCCCGCAAGTACTTGCGGGCCGATCTGACAATTGTCAAATCGACACGCCGATAATTAGCGCAAATCTTTTGTGAGTTCTCTCACATCTTCTTTTAGCATTGGCCACGCCATACGCCATAAGGATACGACGGAAACTAGTAGGGCTAATTGGACGGCGGTAGTTAGTAAGCGATTAGTAGTCATTACTTATTCTTCTTTCTCTTATAAATCTTATAAGCAATTAGTGCTAGGGCGGTGATAATAATAGTGTGCCAAGGTAAGTAGATAGCCCCGAAGAAACTATCAAACTCTAAGCCATAGTCATTAGATATAATTAGTTCAAATCCGCTAGGTATCATTATTATTTATCTCCAAACATATTAAAGACTTCATCTAGTTGTTCATCTGTTAGATGGTCTATCTCAATAGCCTTAGCAAATCCGAAGAAATCTTCTTCATCTTCTTGTTCTATTTCTTCTACATCATCTAGGTGACGATAAGCATCTGCCACATCTGCTTGAATAGTATCCCATTTAGTCATCATTACTTTACCTCTACTTTCATTACATTAGCGGAAAACTTTACTTTTTTAGCAATGTCGCTACTGTTTAATTCGGCTACTACCTTATCTATATCTTTAATAGATGTAGCGGTGTTGCCTATAGATAGTAGGCGAGAGCCTTGCCATAGTGAGTATTCGATAGTCATTTATTGTTCTTCTTTCGTTAGTAGTTATTTTGTTATGTCTGTAAGACTACACTAAGGCGATGACATTTTCAACCTTAGCGGGGGTGTGTCGTGTGTGAGTTACCTCACATTGACTAGGGCGTGTGTAGCGTATTCGCCTCCACACATTACGCATAGCGTCCAAGCGGTAACCCTACCGCAACCATTAGAGCAAGCCACATAGTGGGCGGGGGTGTGATAGTCGTTAAGACTTTCCCATATACGATTAGTCATATTAGTTATCCTTTCTATTAGACATAACCCACTTACTCTCATTAGGTGAGAGATAGCGGTGAGATAGTAAGCCCTTATCGGCTACCATATAGACATAAGCCATACGGCTAATGTAGTTACCATTAGCAAGGCGAAAGATATTTTTATCCTTAGTGTTACTAGAGGACATAGGGTGAGTAGGTTCTACTACTACTGATACATTTAGTGAGTTCATTTGGAACTCCTTTCTTTTTAGATAAACTTAGGTAATTTATTTGCTAGGCTCACCTTTCGGATTATTTGCTAGGCTCATTTACCTTTATTTAATTTTCTTTATACTTTAATCTTAGCAGGGGGGACTGACAAATATCAAGTCGCAATTCGGACATGTCGGACAATTTGAAAAAAAAGTGTGTGAGTTAAGCCACAATTAGCCTAGATATGGGCGCACTATATAGACAAAACGGACATTTTAATACCCTGGATCATACAAATAAAATCTATATTAACATTTTCATAAATCTGATATTGTAGTTGACTGAAATATAAGATATAATCTATACATGAACTTAATTCAAGCGGCAGTGATCTTTGGTCCAATTATTATTCTCTTGATCGCATTTCGCAAAGATATTTTTTAAAAACTCTTGACCTAGCAAAATCTTGCATGTTATACTTAAGGCTGGTTTGTGGGGGCTTACACTGAAACTCATAATGACGGAAATGTGTAGCTTCTCTATCTTACATAATTGTTTTTAAATTATGGGGGGTAGGGGGGCTTTCCTAAAATCTAAAAATCTGGAAATGTAAGTAAAAGAATATATAACATATATATCTTAGTTGACTAGAATATAGATAGAGTATACAATAAAACAATGGCATCAACTCGATTAGTGAAATGTGATAAATGTGGGCGGGAGATAGAAGTAAGATCTGGATTTGCCCATATGACACTAATGAATCATCAAAAGATATGTAAGTGATATAATTAAACTATGCATGATCATAATAATATAACTTTAGCTACTGGTTCAGGAATAACTGAAATGCAACTCATGTGGATTATCATGGGTGTAATGGCAATACATCACACTTGGATGTGGTGGAAAATGCGTTCAAAGAGATGTACTTGCAAAAAATAATTTTTTAACATTTTGTTAAATCTAATATTGTAGTCGACTAGGATTAATATGAATATGAAATGTAATTTCTGTGATAATGACAAGTATATTGAAAGATTAAACAATAAAGGTGTACTTGAGAATTACTGTGTAGATTGTATAAATAAACTAAGGAACATTAAATGAATAAATGTATTAGATGTGGTCAAATAGCAATATATAATTTAAAAGAAGACACATCAGTTTGGTTTTGCATAGCTCATGGTATGGAGTATGCAGATATTAAATCTGGAAAGTATTCTCAATCTAAAAATTAAAAAGGCGGGATAGGCTAAGAAATTTTCTTTGCTACAATTAAGCCATATGAGACCCTTTGTAGGTATTACCTAGGATGAAGTCTGAAAAGCTCTCTATAGCCAAGCAGAAGGCTTATTTGGCATCATATATCAGAGATCTTAAAGAAAAATCCCCTTGTAGAGACTGTGGGAAGTTTTTCCCATATTATGTCATGGATTTTGACCACGTCCGTGGCAAGAAGCATGCAAATGTAATGGAACTTATTCCCACATTGTCTAAAAAGAAGATAGATGAAGAAATAGCTAAATGTGAGATAGTATGCTCTAATTGTCATCGTATTAGGACTCATATGAGAAGGATTAATAAAATTAAATAGGGTCTTCTCTTCCCGCCGCACTTTTTTCGGACGCACTTTTCATTTCGCACTTTATTTAGTATACTTATAATTATTGACCCATAGCTCAGATGGTAGAGCGTCGAACTGTTAATTCGAATGTCCCAGGATCGAGGCCTGGTGGGTCAGCAATGCGGATGTTGCATATCGGTAGTGCCTCTGCCTTCCAAGCAGAAGGGGTGAGTTCAATTCTCATCATCCGCTCCAGTTACTATTGACATGATTCGATCCATTTTGTATAATCGAACCATGAGACACAAAGAAGATATTATTAGGCTTAGGTCTGAGGGCAAAACTTATAATCAAATAGTAGAAATACTAGGGTGCTCTAAAGGCACCATCGCTTATCATTTAAGCGAAAGCGTTAAGGTTAACTACAATACTCGTAGAAGAAGCTATAGAAGAGTTATTGATAAGCATATTAGAGAGTATAAAGAATCCTTTGGCTGCACAGATTGTGGAGAAAAATATCCATACTATATGCTTGATCTAGATCACATCTCAGATGATAAAGATTTTAGTGTTTCTGCTTACAGGAATCATACTCAAGATATTGAAATAATAAAAGCAGAGATTGCTAAGTGTGAAGTAGTTTGTGCAAATTGTCATAGAATAAGAACTTATCAAAGATCTGGTAGAGAATAAAAATTAACCCTTCGTAGCTCAGAGGATAGAGCGAGGCTCTTCTAAGGCCTGCGTCACACGTTCGAATCGTGTCGAGGGGGCAAGATTACCAATACAGGTGTACTTTTTTAACGTGCCCAACTCTAACGCTTGGGTCTATGTGAAATTTAAATCCGCTTATCTTAGCTTTTTTAATAAAAGAAACATCTTCTGATACTAAATCTACAAAATACTCTCCAGGTTGTAGCATTTTTTTCTCCTCCACATGAGAAAACCAAGGCCTTTGTATTTTTTCAAAAACACCATTTTTTATGCAGGTAAACCCAAGTCCAGATGCAAACGCTTCAAAAATATCTTTCCTACTTCTTATATCTTCGTACATCATTACTTTATTTTCTTTTTCATAAACCGTTGTGCTAATTCCATTAGATTGAATATATGCTCCAGAGATAATATCTTTTTCTGATAAATATAAAGCCATAAAATCTTCAGATTCCCAAAATATATCAGAGTCTATTAAAAATATTTTATTATATGAAATATTCTCTGTAAGTGGCCTAGAAAACTCAGATATTGGAATAAAGTTATCGCTGTTTAAAATAGTATTTTCCCTAGCAATTGAAACATCAGAGTTCATTTTTGAAATAAATTTCCAGGTTATTCCAAGCTCGTTTAATTTATTTATTGTGTGTACAAGGGATAGGACGTATGCATTTTCCATACTGGCTCCTGGAGTTGCTATTATTACATCGTAGTGTGGATTTTGATATTGACCCATATCCGCCCTTTTCTATAGACTTTAATAATAACATATTTAATTTTTAAAATCAATAGCAAAAAACCCAATCGGAGGCGGATCCAATTGGGCCTTGCTAGTGTATTGCTACACATTATACGGGGAGCTTAATCTGTGGGATGCTACAACCCGTACTAATAAAGTATAAAATAACTTATGTTTTAAGTCAACTGTTTTTAGTCCCAAAGTAATTTTTTATTTGGGTCAGCTTTCCAAGGCTTCTCTGTATATTTTTCATCTTTAGTTAAATCGTAAAGTATTTCCATTAAGACTCTGCAATCATCATGTTTCCACGATATATAGCAGTTACCATTTTCTACATTTAAGCATTTGTTTAAATATGACTCTATCTTCTCAACCATCCAATTTAAAGCTTCAGAGGATTTTGTAGTGTCTTCGTAACCGTTCTTTTTAGCCCGATTCATTTTATAGGCAATTTGGTCGATGTATAATTTATTCACCATTCTCCTATTGGACACATAGGAAATTCTGATTTTACAATATCAATTATATTTTTTTCTTCAATAATACATGTTTCATCTACTTCTGAAAATAAACTACATTTTAAACAAACTGGTAGCACCTGAGAATAGTAATTTTGATACTGATCTTCCTTGCTTTCAAATTCATTTAGATTCATCTTCATCTCCTGGTGTGTAAGAAGGAGATGGCCCAAGCAAGTAACCTTGGCTATGATATTCAACCATTTTAGAAGTATCTTCTGGCCCAACTAGCTTATTTGAGATTAATGTTAGTAGATCATAAATTCTATGCATCATAATATAGTTAACCATAGGCAGGTTGTCTTCTAAATTCTGTGGCTGCTCTTTATTTTCCGTCGTCATCTGGTCTCCCTAAATCTTCCCAAAACTTTTCCCGCCCCATGGCGTCAGTTTCTTTAATAGTTCCTCCGTCAGTTAGAATCGACGGCTGATTTAAGTTTTCCATAGTATTCCAATCCCACGTCTTTTTTAAAACTGCAAGATAAGCAGTATAGATATATTATACCTTCGTTTGTCTCGTTGCACATTAAAGGGCCCTGATCCATTGGACATTCAAGTCTAGGAACAAGGCCCTTCTCTGCTAGAAGTAGGTATTTAGACACATACTGTATCTTCATAACCCTACCCTTCTAATTTTTGAATTCCGTTAAGAACTCCTGGTATCTTGCCCCATTCAGGGAAGACCATGATGACCAATCGGTTCCGCCTTTAGTCATATAATACGTTATCTCTGCATTTATTACTGGATCAAATAATGTGATATTTGACTTTAATTCAAATTTTTCTTTACGATCTACGCCGAGGTTACCCAACATATTGATCTGAAAAATTCCGTAGGAACTGTCTCCAGTTTTCCTGTTACCATTGTAAGCCATAGGCCTTGCATTGGATTCTGACTTAGCAATAGCCCAAGCCTGTTTAAGGGCTCTTCCTTCAAAACCAACAGCTGATAGAAGTTCTTTTAGTTCTCTGTCTGTTAGCGTCTCAGAAGGCTTGTACACAGTAGTGCTGTACTTCTCTAAGGTTTCTTTCTTTAGTTGTACTGTAGATTTCACAGGTGTTTCCACCTGCAATGCTTGAGTAATTGTTGGCCCAGGCTGGACAGTAAATAAGAATAATGTTATCATTCCTATATAAGACCAGTTATGAGCAACATCGCTCAAACGTTGTTTGATATTCTCCATTGGCATTTCCTCCTTTAGAGATAACGAACTATAATAGTAGCATTACTTGACAGTAGGTGTCAAGCCAGTCAACCAGAAAAAAATATGAATATATCATTATCTATACCAAGACCTGGATTAAATCCAGCAACAGGATTTGGCTATGCAGCACAAAATATAGTTAGATCACTACAAAGCCTGGGACACATTGTTACTTGGACGAATGCGAACACGCCATTACAATTAAATTTTACACAACCTCATCATTATAAATTGCATAGAGGCCAATATCAAATTGGCTATACTCCATGGGAGTCTACTGGCATAAGGCCAGAGTGGACAGAAAGAATGAATCTGTGTGATGAAGTTTGGGCAACATCAGACTGGAATGCAGAAGTTTTTAAAAGTAATGGAGTTACTGTTCCAATTAAAACATATACTCACGGAATAGAAAAAATTTGGACCGCACATAAAAGAGAATTAAAAGAAGGAAGACCGTTTAAGTTTTTGCATGTTGGAGAACCAGCGCCAAGAAAATCTGGTCAGCTAGTAGTAGACACCTTTATAAAGATGTTTGGAGACAACCCAGATTATCAACTTACTATTAAGTCTCATCATTCTCATACAATTAGAGTATATGATAAATATGGTAATTTTGGATTACCAGAAAATATATATAATAATATTAAAGTAATTAAAGACGAATACTCTGCAGAACAATTAGTTTCTCTTTATCACTCACATCACGTTTTAATATATCCTAGTTGGGGAGAAGGGTTTGGATTTATTCCTCTTCAAGCTTTAGCAACTGGAATGCCTACAATAACAACATATGATTGGGCACAGTATAAAAAGTATATAGGTCCACTAAAGCTTAAGTCTAAGCTTTCAGATGAAGAATTGCCTAAAGCGGTAGGAGATCCTCATTTAGGATTAATGTTTAAGCCAGACGGAAAACACCTAGAAGAATTAATGTACGATTCTATAGTTAATTTTAAAGCTTATTCAGGATACTACTTTGCCCAGTCAACTAAAATACATGAAGAATATGATTGGATTAAGTTGACTAAGAATGCGTTTAGTCATTTAGAAGAAAGATTTTCATAACCCCTTCCCCTTTAGATTAAAGTTTGGTAGAATTGGACTTCAACTAAAAATATAAAACCGCAAGGCGGAGAAAAGGTGTTATTTAAAAAATGTCAAAAACTATTGCTAACCCATACGAAAACTTCATAGCTCTATCTCGATACGCAAGATGGATTCCAGAAGAAGGTCGTCGTGAAACTTGGGGCGAAACAGTAGATCGATATTTTGATTTTATGCTAGGCCACCTAGAAAAGAATCATGGATACAAACCATCAGGCAAGCTTGTTGAAGAATTAAAAGAAGCAGTATTTAATAGAAACGTTATGCCTTCAATGAGATCTGTAATGACTTCAGGCGCAGCTTTGGAAAGAGATAACGTAGCAGGATACAATTGTTCATTTGTTCCAGTAGATAATCCAAGATCATTTGATGAGACTATGTATATCCTTATGTGCGGTACGGGTGTTGGATTCTCTGTTGAATATAAGTATGTAAATAAACTTCCTTCTGTTCCAGAATCTTTAGAAAAATCAGATACAGTAATTGTTGTTGAAGATTCAAAGCAAGGATGGGCTAAAGCATACCGTGAACTTCTAGCCTTGCTATGGACAGGACATATTCCAGCAATTGATGTAAGCAAGGTTCGCCCAGCGGGTGCACGTCTTAAGACGATGGGCGGGCGTTCATCTGGACCACAACCGCTTGTTAATCTTTTTGACTTTACAATTGCAAAGTTTAAGAATGCAGTAGGTCGTCAACTAAAACCTATTGAAGCACATGATATTATGTGCAAAATTGGTGAAGTAGTTGTAGTAGGTGGAGTAAGACGCTCTGCCATGATTTCTCTTTCTAATATTAATGATATTGAAATGGCGGCAGCAAAGTCTGGTAACTGGTGGGAAAATAATACTCAACGTGCACTTTCAAATAACTCTGTGGCATACTCTCGTAAGCCAGCAATGGAGCAATTTATAGCAGAATGGAAAAATTTATATGACTCAAAGTCTGGTGAACGTGGAATCTACAACGTTGCAGCAGCACAAGCGCAAGCAGCTAAATATGGACGAAGGGATCCTGAGATACACTATGGAACAAACCCTTGCTCAGAAATTATTTTGCGTCCTTATCAGTTTTGTAACCTTTCAGAAGTCGTATTACGTGAAAAAGATACAAATGAGGATGTTGCAAATAAAGTACGCCTTGCAACGATTCTTGGAACATGGCAGTCAACCCTAACAGATTTTAAATATCTTCGTAAAATTTGGAAAGACAACACAGAGGAGGAAAGGCTGCTTGGCGTTTCTTTAACTGGCCAGTTTGGCCACAAATTCTTTTCTGGAAAGCAAGGACTTGATAAACTAGAAAAAGTTCTTTCTAGTCTTCGTGAGTATGCTCGTGAAATGAATAAAGAAGAGGCTGGGAAAATTGGGATTCCTGAGTCTGCAGCTATTACATGCGTAAAGCCTTCTGGAACAGTATCTCAATTGGTCGGGGTATCTTCAGGAATGCATCCATGGCATTCACCGTATTATATTCGTACAGTTCGTGGCTCAAAGGGAGATCCAATCTCTACATTTTTGAAGGAAGTAGGAATTCCAGTAGAAGATGATGTAATGAAGCCAAACGACACATACGTATTCTCATTTCCAGTTAAGGCGCCAGAGGGTGCAATTGTTAGAAATGATCTAACAGCCCTGGATCATTTAAACACATGGCTAGTTTATCAACGTGCATGGTGTGAGCATAAGCCATCTATTACTGTTTCTGTAAAAGAAGACGAATGGATGGAGGTTGGAGCTTGGGTATACAAGCATTTTGATGAGGTATCTGGAATTTCATTCTTACCTCACTCTGACCATACATATAAGCAAGCCCCGTATCAAGAAGTAACTAAGGAAGAATATGATTCCCTACTCGCACAGATGCCTAAGTCTATTCGTTGGGAAGATTTATCATTTTATGAAACAGAAGACGGAACTTCTACAAACGCCACCCTTGCCTGTACATCTGATGGAAATTGTGAGATTGTAGACATTTCTGCATAAAGGGTATATAATAAATATTGGGGTAATACCCAAAATTCCTGGGCACTAGGCCCAGAAATAAGGAGGATCTAAATTGTCAAAAACAAAAGAAGATCTAAACAATGATGGAAAGGTAACAATGCAAGAGAAAATTCTAGCAGCGTTGGCAAGCTATGGGCGTCACTTTTTAGGTGCGGCTATTGCTCTTTACATGACTGGAAACACTGACCCAGGAGACCTAATTAAGGGCGGAATCGCAGCCTGTCTCCCAGTGATTTTGAAGGCACTTAATCCAAATGAAAATTCGTTTGGATTTACAAAGAAGTAAAATATAGTTAAGCTATTAGGACAGCTCCTGTGCTAAAATGAGCATAGGAGTTTTCCTATTAGGAGAGTTTGCAAATGGCAGGACAAAAAAACTGGGAAGTAGATCAAAATACTACCTTCTCTTTTATTGTAGAATATAAAGACCCTAACGATATACCAATATCTTTAGTAGGTGCAACCGCAAAAATGCAGGTCCGTGATACAAAAGGCGGATCTAAATTAGCATTTACTTTAACTTCCCCATCAACTGGTGGAATCACAATAGACGCTGCTCTTGGCAAATTAACAATTAAGATGACCCCTACCCAAACTAACAAATTATTCTATCCAAAATCTTCATACGATTTAATGGTCATCGATTCTAATGGTAATAAAATAAAATTGCTTGAAGGATTCCTTACATTAAATAGATCGGTTACAATCTAATGCCAATTATCAACAATGATAATATTCCAAAAGTTGTTATTACAGAAACTATTAATGATGTTGTAATATCCAGCCCTGGACCACAAGGTCCTCGTGGTAAAACAATATTAAATGGTAATGGTATTCCAGCCGAAAACCTAGGTCTTGAAGGAGACTTTTACTATGATAAGCTCACAACAAGATTTTATGGTCCAAAACCCACAGATCTGACATGGGCTGGAGCCTCAAACTACCTTCTCAATACAGAGATAGCCTTTGAGTATAGCTGGGAAATGGCACTTTTTAATGGACAGTCTGGCCCAGTTTATTCCGTTCCAATAAACCACAACCTTGAATTTTACCCAAATGTGACGGTAAAAACAAGTGGCGGAGACATATTAGAAACTGGTATAGAGTATAATAATGTTAACACTTTAACACTGACAATGGCTCAACCATTCTCAGGGACAGCGTACCTGTCTTAGAGGAGCAAAGTAAATGGCAAGACTATTTGTAACTAGTATTAATCTCAACAAGAATGAGCTTATTAATGCTAGAATTCAAAACGTATCATCTGCACCGTCACTTCCAGTAACTGGTCAGATATACTACAACAACTCAGACAATGTAATGTACTATTACAATGGTCGCACAGCACCAGATGGTCCATGGATTCCAATGTCTGCTTCTACAGAAGCAATTCAGGATATTATTGGATCAACAATTGTTGGCGGAACAGGTATTACTGCGGTCTATGGAGACCCAGCAGGAACCGAAACAATTTCCATCACCAATACTGGCGTTACAGCAGGAGCATATGGATCAGCAACAAAGATCCCAACATTCACTGTTAATGCTCAAGGTCAACTAACCTTAGCTGGCGAAGCCGATGTAGCAACAACACTAACAATTAATGGAGATACTGGCACAACTGGTATTTCTCTTCTAACAGAATCCCTACAGGTTTCTGGTGGAGAAGGCATTGATGTTACTGTAACAGATAATACAATTACAATTGCTGGCGAAGACGCAAGCACAACAAACAAAGGTGTAGCATCGTTTGCAGATGCAGACTTCACTGTAGCAAGTGGAGCAGTATCTATAAAGAATGTAAATCTTGGAACTCAGACCACAGGAAATTATGTAGCAGGAATCACTGGCACAGCCAATGAAGTTACTGTTTCTGGTTCAGGTTCAGAAAATGCTAGCGTTACAATTGGCCTTCCAGACGATGTAACCATCACAAACAACTTAACAGTTGGCGGTAACTTAAATGTTACTGGAACAATCAACTCAGTAAACACAACACAGGTAAATATAGTTGATAATAAGATCAACCTTAATACCGACTTTACAGGAAACCCAACAGTAGATGCTGGTATCCGTGTAGAGCGTGGTGCTTCACCAGACGTTGAGATTTTGTGGAATGAGTCAGAAGATAAGTGGACACTTACAAATAATGGTACAAACTACCATGAAATTACACGTAAGTTTAAAAAGGATATTCTCCTAACAGATGCATCAAATAGTCCAACAAACACGGCGTTCTTGTTTACACACAACCTTGGAACAAAAGATGTAACTGTACAAATTTATCAAACTGGCACTCCATACGCTCAAGTCGAAGCTGATGTAGAACATACTTCAGATAACACCACAACAATTAAATTTGCTGCGGCACCTTCAGACGGAGAATATAGAGTAGTTATTGTAGGTTAATTATGTCGAGACAATTTAAAGTCCCAGTTAACCTAGTACAACTAACAGTAGATCCATCTTCAGCCACTGCTGGAGACATATATTTTAATTCAGCAAGTCAAAAAATAAAATTCTACTCTGGAACAGAGTGGCTAGAAGTAGGCGCAGGCGCAGGCGGCGGAACAACTAATCATACACACGACTATAATGGAAATGTAATAGTTGGTGCAGGCGGATCACTAGTAACTACTGCCACATTTGCAGCAGGAGCACCAAACAATTTAAATGGTCAAAATGGTGACGTTTATGTTGATATAACCAATTTAAATGTTTATGTTAAGTCTTCAAGTACCTGGGGAAGCCCAACAGAAATAAATGTTTATACAAAACAAGAGATAGACACACTTTTCACCAACATAGACAACAGTCTTGGAGATTATGTTCCCCTTAGTATTGTAGGAGAACCAGATGGAGTTCCAGCAACAGATTTAAACGGAAATATATTAGTTTTATCTGGCGCAGGAGTTAAGTTTCCAGACAATTCAATTCAAACAACAGCATTTAATACAAGTGGATTTGCCACGGCTTCTGATCTTTCAGATGTTGAAGTTTTGGCTTTAGCAGGACTATAAAGGGGGAAAAATGTCATTAAACTTTACTAATATAGAAGCATTAATTCAAACAAGACTTAATGCTCTAACCGTTAATGTAACAGCAGCTTCTGCAAGTGGCACTCAAGTTACTTACACAGCAAGCAATAGCTTTACTGCTGGTCAGCTAGTTAGCATTACTGGATTATCTACAACAGCTTTTAATTTACAGAATGCAACAATTCATTCTGCCACATCAACTCAGTTTGTTATAAACAGCACTGTAACTGGAACAGCGGTTACAGGATCAACAACAGGTGTTGCAGCAGCAGTACTTGATACAAAAGAACTACTCCTTCAAATGAAGGCAATCGAAACAGCAACAACAAACCTTTCTTTAGGAAAAGTAGTTTCAGAAGGACTTTTCCAGCAATCAGCACTTACTGGTATAAAGAATCAAATTGAACAAGACATTGACGCATTATATGATGCAATAGAGGGAGCAGCAAACGTAACCCTTACTGGAGCTCAGACAGTTACTAATAAAACTTTAGTTTCCCCTATTTTAACTGGTACCCCAACTGCTCCAACCCCAACAGCTGGTACAAATACAACACAAGTTGCAACCACAGCCTTTGTTCTTAGTGAAGTTGCTTCAGGTATTACAAATTTAGTTGGTTCATCTCCAACTCTTTTAAATACACTACAAGAATTAGCATCCGCTATAAATAATGATCCAGCGTTTTTTACAACAATATCAAATGGATTAAATACTAAGGCACCGATTGCCTCACCAACATTTACTGGAACGGTTACCTTCCCAGCAAATACTTCTGGTGCAAATTTCGTAAATATTCCCAACGCCGCCCTAACAAATTCATCAATAACAATTGATGGAAATGCTATATCATTGGGTGGCTCTGGGTCTGCACTACCAAGCCAGACCTCAAATACTGGAAAGTTTTTGACAACAAATGGTTCTTCAGCAACCTGGGGAACTCCAAGTTATCAGACTATTCAATATGAGTCTAGTGGAACAGTACCAGCTAGAAGCACAATTAACTTTATAGGAGCAACTGCCTCAGATGACTTGATAAATAACAGAACAACTGTTACAATAAATCCAGTCTCTGTTAGCGGAATCTCACTTATAAGGCAAGTTGAACAGATAGCAGGAATAACAATTTTATGACAGGAGTAAACTAAAATGCCAAATTACGCAAGTTTGTCGTCTCAGATTGATGCAGTCAAAGCTGAGATCACAACCAGTATTGGAGCAGCAACATACACTGCCCAAGATTTAATATTCGTTTCCGCTGCACTCAAAAATTTAGGCGAGATGCTTGGCGTAAACGATGTTGTGGCCGCAACCGCAGATGGCCAAACACAAATAAATACGCTAGTAACAAATATTCTTAATGGAACAGCACCAGCAACAGCTGGAGAGCTTTATGTAGGAGATGCACCAGTAACATGGAATACATCTGCTTCGCTAACAAATCCAGTAGCAGTTTTAAGATATGACTCTGGAACATCAGATTCATCATATGCTCAAATTGCTTTTAACAACGATGATGCAACATCTTCAACAGACATAATTGTCTATACTTCAAACGGAACAGACTCAAGCGGCTGGACTGGAATGGGTATGACAGGAAACTCATTTGATGATGCAACATATGGAATTACTGGACCTCAAGATGGATACATATTTACATCAGCAAAAGCTCCATTAATTAAAGCAATTTCTCAAAAGGGAATTAACAATAACGTTGCTACAATTACAACATCAACAGCACACGGATTTACAGTAGGTAAAAAGGTAAATATTACTGGAGTAGACGCTACATTTAATGGAACATACACCATTGCTACAACGCCTACTACAACATCTTTTACATATGCAAAAACTGCATCTAACGTAACTACAGTAGCCGCAACAGGATCAGTAACAATGTACTTTGGAGCTGGAAACCTTGTTTTGGCAACAGCTGATACAGGATCCGAAAACAAGATTATCATTGCAGCTGGTGGATATTCTACTGGAGATACCCAGATTGCTATCACCCCAGGAGAAAATGTTCACGTAGAAATTCCAACAGCATCAGTAAGCCCATCAACTGGAGCAGTTACTGTTGTAGGTGGAGTTGGCATCAACGGAGATCTTAATATCGCAGGAGATGTTAATATCAACGGAACGATCTCATTTGCAGGTGGAGGAACAACAGTTGTTTCTGAAAACCTTGCAGTCACAGATCCAGCTATATTCGTCGCAGACAATAACACTGGAAATCTAGTAGACTTTACATTTATCGGAGAGTATATAGTTGGTGGAAACACTAAGTACTCTGCTTTCTCAAAGGATGCTACAGATGGAGTCTGGAAGTTAACTTCTGGAATTTCAACAGCACCAACAACAACAATCAACTATTCTGAGGCTGGTGTGGTTTTTGATAAACTACAGCTAGCACAGGTTGTTGTTACCACCGCTCCAACAGCGGAAAATGAAGTAACAACAAAATCCTATGTAGATAATAGAGCACAAAACGAATTTGTGCTAAGTCTCATGGGAGCAATTTAAGCTATACGGAGGTAATAAATAATGCCAAACATTGTTAAAAAGTTAGCTAGACAGACTCTAGCTACATCAGAGGGCACATTGTATACAACACCTGCTTCAACAAGCACTGTTGTTACAAATATTGTTCTTACAAATACAACCGCATCTGCAATCACGGGTACCATAAAGCTCGGAACGCACGAAGTTCTTTCTAGTGTCTCCGTAGCAGCAAGTGGAATTCTCGCTTTAGATTTAAGACAGGTTATTGAAGCTGGAGATACGATTGCAGGGTCAGCATCTGCAACTGGATTAAAAGCACACATTTCAGGAACAGAGGTATCATAATATGCCTCTAGTTCAATTTCCATCATCTGGTGGAGCAACATTAAAGAAACAAATATTTACATCATCTGGAACATTTAACCTTCCATCTGGGTTTAGCGCAAGCAAGCCTTTGTGGGCTAAAGTTACCGCAGTAGGTGGCGGTGGTGGTGGAGGCCAAGGTTACGCAGCCGCAGGTGGCGGTGGAGGAGCAGTTGTAATAAAAGATCTAGCTATTACTGGCAATATTCCAGTAATTATTGGATCTGGAGGAGCATCTGGAGCAGAATCTTCAAACGGAGGACGTGGTGGAGACACCATTGTAGGAAATTCACCTACACTTCCAACTAATCTATTAAGAAATCCATTTCAAGTTGGCCTATATGGTCAATGGGAGACAACAGGATGGACTCTTACCTCAACTGGTTCTATGAACACATTTAGATCTGATTATAACTCAGCTACAAATCAGAATTTAAGAAATAGACACTACATAGTTGGGGATACAGGAAATTATCAAGATGTATTCAAATCATCATTTGGTGTTACAATGTACTCTAGTAACGGAATTGCAACACAAACTTTCTACTCAGATTATAACCCAACTGTAGCAAATACACTGCACTATTTTGGAGCATATACAAGATCTGGACAAGGAAGCAACCCTTTACAGGTTACTATTGAATGGTATGACAATTCAAATAATCAGTTAGGATCTTTAGCTCAACTTCCTGGGTACACTTTTACGGTAGACCACGGAACAGAAAGAAAAGATTCAGCATCTGCAACATCACCTGCTGGAACTACAAAGTTTAGACTAAGAATTGTTATGACTTGTGGTGCTACAAACCACTTCCAGCAAATTTTTGGAGCATTTGTTAGCACTGAAGTAAACTATGCCCCATATTATGTCCAACATGAAAACACATACTGGACTGGAGCAAGATATTCTTCTTATCTAACTCGCTTAACTACAACTGGACTTACTGGTGGAACAACTGGTATTGTAGCAGGTGGTGGCGGTGGTGGTGGAAACGCAGGAGATGAAGGTACTGGAGGATGGATGCAACATCGCTATGGCGGTCCTGGTGGACACATGGGCGGTTACGGAACATCACACGGTAACGATTCAGACGGAAGCTCAATCATTTTTGGTGGAGACGGTGGTGGCGCTGGTGGCGCACCAATTCGTGAAGTATTCCGAAGCACTAATGCAACAACACCATTTTCAACAGATGGTGGACCAACTGGAATTAACTCCGCAGGAATTTGGAGAACATTTGGTTATAGAATGCCAGTAAACTCTACATTCTTAAGATATCCAGCAGGAAATATGGGAACATCCGCTATCTACTTAAACGGAATGACAGATGGTCAGTATGCTAAGTTCCGTATCGAAGGATCTCATCCACACGAGAATGGATACTCTGCAGGAGGACCTGGTTGTGGTTTTGCAAACTTTGTAAACACACAATCAACATCTCGTTATTTCTACAACGAAGGATTTGCACACTATCGTGAATTACCTTACGGAAATGGTGGAGCAGCTACTAAAGGTAGACAAAACAGAAATACTTCAAACTATGGAGACATTGATTATTACGTAAATGGAGAATGGCCAACAAATGGCGATCCAGGAATTGTAATATTTGAATGGCTAGAAAGCTAAGAGGAGACATAAAATGGCTAAATACGCATTAATAGATAATTACGATAAGCTCGGAATGATCATTGAAGCAGATTCATTAGAGATAGCTGAAGAAGTTTCTTCTAATGTTTTTGGTACTAAAATGGTAATTGCTTTAGAAGGAGTAGAGGGTGCAGAAAAAGCATCCCCTGGTTGCGAATGGGATGGATCTAAGATTCTTCCACTTCCAGATTCAGATGTTGTTGGAGAATACAACATGGAATTTGATCTAAGTAATCCATCTGAAGAAGCATAAAAATTAAATAATAGAGCGGGCCCTAGAGAAATCTAGGGCCTGTTTCTTAATGGTAAGGCTGGTATAATATTGATATATGGCTACTAATTTTCCAACATCATTAGACTCATTAACTAATCCCGCAACAACGGATCAGTTATCTAGCCCTTCACATGCCGCACAACACGCAAACGCAAACGACGCCATTGAGAAATTAGAGGCTAAGGTCGGAGTTGATGGCTCAACAGTAACAACTTCCCATTCATATAAAATTGCCCAACTAGAATTAGATCTGCAAAATAGCATAGGTGATTATATTCCGCTCTCCGTTCTTGGAGAACCAGATGGTGTAGCAAAATTAGACCTAGATGGAAATCTAATAGTCCCAGAAAATAAAATTATCATCGAAGGGGCAACAGCGGATGCCCACGAATTAACTTTGCAGGCTCCAGATGTAACATCAGATATTACAGTAACTCTTCCAAATGCCAGCGGAACATTGGCTCTTACAACAGATGTTTCAACGGCAATAACTAACCTTGTTAGCTCAGCCCCATCCACATTAGATACATTAAATGAATTAGCCACAGCTCTTGGAAATGATGCAAATTTTGCAACGACAACAGCTACATCAATTGGCAATAAGGTTTCAAAAGCAGGCGGAGATATAATTCAGGCAAGTCTATCAACAGTAATACCTTTGGTCGTAAAGGGTGCAGCATCCCAATCCGCTAACCTTCAAGAATGGCAAGATTCTGCAGGAAACCTGCTTGGTAGGATTACTTCAACTGGAGTAACTTCTTTTTATGGCGGAAGCAACATATTCCCTGGAGACGTTAGGGCTGGAACATCAAGTTATCTTACTGCAGCTTTAAGCGTTGCATCAAGAGTTGCAACAGAGTCAGGACTGGCTGTTCGTGGCTTTGCTTCACAATCTGCCAATCTTCAAGAATGGCAAAACAGTGCTGGCGGTGTCTTACTGGGTATAGATTCAACAGGAAGTTTAAATATAGGCGCTGGCTCTAGCAACATATGGAAAATAAAAAACCAGACCAGTGCGGTAATGGAATGGCAACCAGTACAAGGATTTATGTTCTTGCCTTATGGTGCTTCTAATAGACCAGTAACAATTAAAGGTGCCGCAAGTCAAACAGGTAATTTAACAGAGTGGCAGAATAACAATGGGGATGTTCTTAGCAAAATAACTTCAGACGGATCTTTGCAAATAGGTAGCGGAGCTTGGACTGTAATTAGTTCTCTGTACGGACAGGTTGGTGTTAGAACCGACGGAGCGCTTTTAGGTTCTCTTTCAGTAGGAACTGGAAATGCTGGGGTTATTGGTTTAGTAGTAAAAGGCGCAGCCTCCCAAAGTGCAGATTATTTCCAAATTCAAAATTCATCAGGGACAGTTGTAGTTAAGGCTGATTCTTCAAACAGTATTGCAGTGCCATTTGGCCAAATTAGTGCAGCATCAGGATTAATTGGCTCAGGCACAACAAGACTTGGAACTGCAGGCGTTACTGCTTATGCAAGTGCAGCCACTAGCAATGGAATTGTTGTTCGTGGTGCAGCATCACAAACCGCAGACCTACAGCAATGGCAGAACAGTTCTGGTGCGATCCTTGCAAGAATTACCGCAGGCGGAGTAATTGGAACTACTCAAAATATTTATGCAAATCGATATTATTATTCAGGCAATGGAACAGATACTGCAACTTCAATTTCTTTTATAGATGGAGTAAACGGCGGTGGATTAAATATAAGAAATATAGATTTAGGCACACCAAATGCGGCATTTGACAATGTTGTTCCATTAACTATTAGCGGAAATATTAATCAAACAGCAAATCTTCAAAATTGGAAAAATGCTGCAGGAACAGTTTTAGCCAAAGTTGATTCAACTGGAGCTATGTTTACAGTTACTCCAGCAGCAAATACTAATACAACTCAAGTTGCTACTACAGCTTATGTTCAAACAGAATTAGCGGACTTAGTTAATTCCGC